ATTTACGTCGTCGAGCAAAAGAGTGAGACCTATAACTTTTTCGTTGACATCGACTATAAAGATGTCGATCCCCTAGGTATTGACGATATACATGATATATCTAAAAATATTTGTGAAACTGTTAAATTTCATGGTGGTAAAGAATGTCTCGTTTCTGTATCACCACCAAAGGTATCTGGAGATCTAATGAAAACGGGTGTACACCTCAATTGGCCCAATTTCGTGGTTGATCAAATTTCAGCCGTCGCACTCCGTCAACATATTCTAGTCTCTCTCTCTAAATTTAAAGGTGATATGGATTGGAATGAAATTATTGATTCATCTGTGTATGGTGACACACGTAGGAAAACTAAAGGGAGTGGATTTAGGATGCCATGGTCATACAAAAGAGCAAAACATGAAGCGTGTGGGGGTCGGGGATGTAAGGATTGTGAAAATGGTAGGGTTGATCAGTTGGCTTATCTTCCAGTTTTTATTTACAAGGTTGGTTCTCTCGTGAGAATAAGTCAAGAACCATCAGTTGAAATTCTTAAAATGTCGGCTGTTAGAACTGACGCACCTAGCACAGTTTCAGTGGAATCACCTTCAGTATCTATACGAGTCAAGGAGGATTCTTTTCTAGAAGATCAAACTAATAATGAAATTTACGATGAGGAATTGAAAAACCGAATCGAAACGTTTATTCGAAAAAATATGGAGGGTCAAGGGGGTGCATATATCACTAAACTATTCAAAAACAAAGAAACGTATTTCGCAGCGACGACTTCTAGATATTGTGAAAATGTAAAAAGAAATCATAGTTCGAATCATGTATGGTTTATACTTAGTGGAAAGTTCATTCTCCAGAAATGTTTTAGTCGACATGAAACTATTTTGGGACGTCGTGATGGATTTTGTGAATACTTTTGTGGTCGCCGACATCAATTGACGAGTGACATTATTGATAAACTTTACCCCAAAAAGGAGGTTATCAGTAAGTGTCCAGAAATTAAAAAAGTTATAGAAAAACCAGAAATTAAACAGATGGACGTAAAACCAGATCTTGAAAACTTCATTAATAAGAATATGAAGTGTAACGATGATACACGTGTAGTTAATGTAACTAGGGATAAAAACAATTTTTTAGTGTTAACCACATCTAACTACTGTGAAACTATTTCTGGTGTCCATGAGAATAAAACTATGTCATATGTCATTACTAAAAACAAAATAAAACAAAAATGTCCAATATGTAAGAAGAACAGTGGAAGAACTCACATCTTACTCCCTAAAATAACTAGTAAACTTCACCCTAAAGATACTTAAACAGAACAGTGTTTAAAGTATATAAATGGTAGTTAGTACTCGTTCTCGCTTTGGTAGGGTTATAAAGAAGCCCGTTCTTTATATACCAGTAGAAACTGTACTAGATGACGATTATGCTACAGATGATCACGAAGATTTCGAAGATGATTCGGTAATTGATACTGAAGATGAATATAACTCAGAAGAAGGTAGTGATGACGACTATGATGAAGACGCTGATGATAATGGTAATCTCAAGGATTTCGTGGTAGATGACGAGGAAGCGAGTGAAAGTGAGGAAGAATCAGCTTAAAAAAAACAGATTCTATATTAGAAATGGAAACTGATATTGGTAATCCTATTGAGTATAGCCCAAACCTTGATCCTTTAATTCAGGAGAAGAATGAAGATAATAATAAGGATGAATTGATTCAAGATCAACCATATTATTTTCATCCAAGTGAAATGAATTACCCACAATCCCCTCCTCAACCTGGAAAATTTGACCCTTTTACCGATATCGATAAATCCACATGGATTATTGCATTTGCAGTATTTCTTTTAGGTTTTTTTATGGGAAAGACGATGCAACCAGTCATCTTAAGATATACTTAAGTCTCTTATACGAGTAGAAAGTTTTGTATCTGTGTCCTCATACATGTCGTTATTCACACCCTTTTGCGGAAATCCACTTAACCAGTTAGTCTCCGGAATAGATGAATAAGCAACGAATGTACCGATATCGCCATATCTTGGGGGAATTCCATCTCTCCCAAAAAGAATGGGACCCCTGTGTGTATCTTCGACGAAACCATCCGTTGTTGAAGCCTCCTCAGTACCTGTATCAGTTGCTACTGAACCTAAATCTGTTTTGTTTTTTAAATTGTAATTTGGTTTAAAAAACAAAATAAAGAAAGCCCCGACTAACAATATTGTTAGAATTATACGAAGCATTTTTATTTAATGTATATGAATATTATTTACGCAGAAGAAACTTCGGGTTCTCCCTCCTCCTTTACCTCCTCCAACTTAGCATCCCTCGACGCTTCCTCCTCGCGCTGCTTCTGTCGCTGCTTCATCTCCTCGGCAACAATCTCATCAGCCTCCTTTACAAGCTCCTCCATGGGAGTGTCAGGCTTTTCCTTCTTGAGCCGTTCGAGGACCTCGGCTGGGTGAGAGATAGGAGCCTCATCAGGCTTGTTGTAAAACTTGGAATTGTCATCACCTGATACGAAATGATTCTTCTCAGCCATCATCGCTGTTTTACGTTCGTTAAACATACGAGCAGCCTCGGACTGGTTCTCCCTGTATCCCTTCATAATCTCTTCGAGTTTATCGTTGGTATAGTGAACATCTTCAATCTTCTCAGAATCGGGAGGGATCAAAAGCCACTTATACATGTCAACTACGTAAATATCGAAAGTGGCATCCTCCTTCTGTAGACGTGCAGCGTGCTTAGCGGCCTCATCACGGGTGGCAAATGCACCACGGATCTTAATACCAAACTTCTCATTCTTTTGAGGGCACTCAGGACCAACAATGGATAGACAAGCAAAGATCTGACCGGGCACAGTGGTGTAATCTTGTTCAAGAGACATTATATTTATGTGTTGGCTTAAAACTTTAAGCTACTATCTATGTAAATGCATGAGTACTGGGATAAACAGCCTGTGCCTCGTGAAGGGACTACACCAGGTGAAATAGAGGCTGAACGTGACGTATCAAAAAAGACTACAAAACTTCCGGATAGTTTCATGTGGTCCTCATGTAGTCTTAAAGAAGCGTGTGAGTTTTTAAGGGAGTATTATGTTGAAAGTGATAGATTCAAATTATGCTATACAAAAGACGTTCTTAAATGGTCAATAAATGATAGTATAGCCATTCGTAAAAAAGATACAAATGAACTTGTCGGGTATATTGCGAGTATGCCTGTAAATTCACGAGTCGAAAATGAAGATATCAAAATGACACAGATAGACTATTTATGTGTACACCCATCATATAGAAATTTTGGACTTGCACCACTTTTGATAACAGAAATTAAAAGACGAGCAAATAAGAAAGATATTTGGCAAGCTATTTATACTGCACAAACTAAAATACCAAAACCTATAACTAAATCGTATTACTGGCATAGATTTTTAGATGTACAACACTTGGTAAAAATTGGGTTTCATCAGACAAATCGTATCCGTGAAAAATTTTATGAAATCCGTGGACCATGTAAACATTTATGGCGAAAAATGACATTAGATGATGTACCTAAAGTAACTCAACTTCTACAAGAATATTCTAAAAATTTTAAAATTACCCCTATATTTGATGAACAATATGTGAAACGAACATTATTACCTATACATTCTTACGTAAATGACATAAGTGACGATTTCATTTCGTTTTACGAAATTCCTTATGAACGATCAGATAATTCTGGTACAGTTAGACAGGTTTATAGATATTTAATGGTTGGAGATGTTTACAATGATGCCTTTCTTATCGCTAAAAATTTGGGGTATCATGTCTTCAATAGCGCTGAAGCTGGTATAGAAGTGAAAACACTCGAAAAACATAAATTTATGAAAGGGTCTGGTTTTGTTTATTACTATTTGTTTAATTGGCACCTAAATGAAATGATCGAACCTAAAGAAATAAACCTTATTATTCCATAAGATGAAATGGAAGTAATTCGTAAAAATCATAATGATGCCAAGAGAAATCTTATCCAGTCCGTTTCAAAAGAAGGTGAACACATTCTTGATGTAGGGTGTGGTTTCGGTGGAGATCTTCAAAAATGGCACAAGTGTGGGGTGAACATTAACATGTGTGACCCAGAGCCATCAGCTCTAGAAGAGGCTCGTTCACGTGCAAAAAATATGCACATGCGCGTGAACTTTTATGAGGGTGATATTCACAACTGCCCAAACAGAGCGTTTAATATCGTGTGTTTTAACTTTTCACTGCATTATATTTTTGCCAGTAAAGGTTTATTTTTCAGTTCTATCCGTGAAATAAAAAAGAGAGTAAAACCTGGTGGACTTCTTATAGGTATCATTCCAGACTCTGAAAAAATTATTTTTAAAACACCACTCATTGATGAAACTGGTAATTTTTTCAAACTAAAAGACCATGGAAATGGTGGATTTGGTGAAAAATTATTTGTAAACCTGGTCGACACACCTTATTATGCGGATGGTCCAAAATCAGAGCCAGTGGCTTTTAAAGACCTTTTGGTCACACATCTAGAAGAGTTGGGGTTTAGCTTACAACTTTGGGAAGGACTAACAGGAAATCCCATCTCAGAGTTATATAGTAAATTTATCTTTGTATATAAGAGATGATAGCTTTGATTATATTATTGTTAATCAATTTAGTTATTCTTTACACGACTAGAGAACCCCAGGAGCTTGTCGAAGTAAAGGAGAAGTATCGTATTCTTAGAGAACACATTCGTGACACAGGAAATGAAAAGTTTAAAATGCTTGTTCGTCCTACACCGATAACCGGTTTAAAGAGAATGAAAGGTTCTGTCGGGTCTAATACAAACAAAGGCGGTGAAATAGTTTTATGCTTAGATGGCAAAACGAATGAGATTTTTCATGTTCTTATACATGAATTGGCTCACTCAACAGTAGATGAATATTCTCATTCACCAGAGTTCTGGAAAAATTACATTGAACTTCGAAATATATGCGTACATCTAGACATTTACCAGCAGATACCAGAAAGAACAGAATTTTGTGGTCAGCATATTCAGGATAAATAATCTCACTCTAGTTTAAATGAAGACACCGGTGAACATTTTACTCACGGCTATCATGTATTGGTTAGTATTATATGGTACTACCCTAGTACCCCTCATATCTAAGAACTATTACTTCAATCTTATTTGGATGACGGTCATGTTACCAAATATCATGCGTTTTGCGATTGGTAATATTCCCAGACTCGCTGTAGACAGGGTATTCTTCTTGTCGGCTACATTCATTGCGTTAATTGCTACTTTCTTTATCAATCAAATTTCTAAAGAGACTAAGGATGCTATTACTAACCATACAGCTGGCACTAACGAGAAGCTTAAATTGAGCGCCTTGTTAGCGGGGACATTCACTATTGGTGTACTCGCAACGTATTATTCGGGTATTGATAACTCGATTTATAGTAATATGGGTTGGGAACGACCTGTTTAGGGCTTAATGACATAGTCCTTTACAATGTAAAAAGCTATACCAGCTACGACACCTGTCGTGGCAAGGCCAACCATACTCCTACCCCCTTGTTCGTTAAGGAACTTGGGGATAGAAGTCGCCAACTTGTCCTGAATAGGCTTGCTCACGGCAAGAGCGGTACAGGCAGCAACTAGGGCAGCAGCCATCTGCTCGTCGGTGAGGTTTAGGGGATTCTTGCTTTCTGGCTTCTCAGCCTGGCCGTTAGCCACGTGCATTCCCTGAGGTTGGGGAGCGGTCATCTGGGGCATCATACCCTGCATGCGGGGCTCCTCGGTCATCTGGGGTGGGTCCATCATAATATCATTAATTGGTGTAGAATCCATCGTCTCTTTACTTTGACTCACATTTTTTTCGGGTTGATTGTACGCTTGATTAGGGACAAAGGCTGTAGAAGGTTTATCCGTTAAAGGTACCATTCCTTCTCCGTCGTCTGCCAAATTCATGGTAGTCATTCGATCTGAAGCCATTTAATATACCCATAGTTTTTTGAACAATTATCGAGACGCACCTACTTAGTCTTTGTGATCTTGAGGTTTGTTTTCTTAGTCGCCTTCTTAGCATCATCCTCCTTCTGCTGCTGATGTTTGGGATTGTACATCTTCTGGTGTAATCTCCATAAATCTGGACCACCAACCCTGAAACCCTTCCTAACCGTTGCTTTGTACCAAAATACACAATCCTGAATCTTGTTAGATTTTACCGTATTATCTAACACGAGACATTCATAATTCTCTGTACAGGCATCCATCACCTTACAGAACATGTCAAATGAGGGGAATATACCAAAAAAGGATTTGTAAAGTTTCTCTCTATTTTGAATGATGTTCTCCCTGAGGATAAACACGTAATCCACATTGGCTCGTAGTGCTGGTGGTAAGTCCATAACATATTGCATTGTCAACATAAAGAAGATCTTCCAATGACGACCATTCATAAAACACTGTCGAATACACGTGTCTTTTAGAAACTTTGAGTCATACATACAGTCATCCAGAAGCATGAAGGCTCCACAATTTTTCTTACCCCCACCCACTAACTTTCTCTGTCGAGCCATAACCCTCTCTATAGCATCTCTGTCATAGTCGCCATAAATGAATAAATCTGGGATAAACTCAGAGTAAAAATGATTACCCTCTTCTGTTCCTGAGAGTACAATACCCGCTGGGAGGTGTTTCTTATGATACATGATATCTTTCACCAGTGTTGATTTACCAGTGTTACGCTTACCTATGAAAACACACACCCTGTCATCTGTGATCGTCTCGGGTTTGAATTTCCTCAATTGAAGATTCATTCTATTGTACTGTCTCGTTTTATTTAACAAAATTTTACTCATATACAGTAGGAATGGCTGGTCGTCTGAGACTTGCTGCCACTGGGGTCCAAGATGAATGGCTCACAGGTGAACCACAGTTTTCATACTTTCTAACAAACTTCAAAAGACATTCAAAATTTGCTTTTGATTATGTTGAGAGTCAATTTGATGGAGATATAGATTTTGATAAGACCATTACATGTAGAGTACCTGGTGATAAAGGTGATTTGGTTAAGAACCTCACGTTGAAAATAACTCTCAAAGACCCAACACCTGACAGCGGTGGTGCAAACAACAAT